GCAGCCAGGATGTGAACGCCGTCATACAGGCGTTTTGGGATGCTCCCGCAAACCGGCGCGCGCTAACAGGCATGCAGGCACAGCACCGGCTAGAGCACGCGCAGGCGACCGACGGGAACATCTTCATCGCCCTACGCACCGACCCTAACAGCGGGGCCGTCACCGCCCGCACCATCCCACTCACCGAAATCACCGGCGTGCTCACCAACCCAGAAAACGCCGCCGAGCCACGCTACTACCTGCGAGCCTGGACAGAAAAACTGTATGACACCGCGAGCACCCAGACCGTCCGCAAAGAAGCCTACTACCCCGCCCTAGGGTGGCGGCCCGTAGCGCAACCCCAGACCATCGGCGGCATCCCCGTAGACTGGACAACCCCCATCCACCACCAGGCAGACGGATCACCCGACGGCTGGGCATGGGGCGTTCCCGACATCTTCGCAGCCCTCCCCTGGGCACGCGCATACAAAATCTACCTTGAGGACTGGGCGCGGCTCATGCGCGCACTAGCACGCATCAGCCACCGGGTAACAGCGAAAACCAACAAAGCCGCCTCAGAAGCCCGCCGCGCACTACAGCACGCCGCATTATCCCCCACACCCGGGGTAATCGGCACCGTAGACGCCACAGTAGAGGCCATGCCCAAGACCGGGGCGACAATCGACGCAGAATCAGGGAAACCCCTAGCATCAATGGTCGCCGCCGCACTAGGCGTACCCGTCACCATGCTACTAGGCGACCCAGGGCAGACTGGGGCGCGGGCCGTAGCCGAAACCCTAGACCGGCCAATGCTCAACGACATCATGGCGCGGCAACACCTCTGGCAAGAAACATACCGGGCGATCCTAGGGCACGTCATCGACGCCGCCATAGCCGCCCCGCAAGGCCCACTCAAAGGCACCGTGAAACAGGCCGCCGGGCAATGGGACATCAAACTGCCCGACGGGGTAGAACGCACCCTAGTGTTCCACTTCCCAGACCTCAACGAGCAGACGCTAGCCGAGACAATCGACGCCGTAACCAAAACCTACGCCACAGGGCTAGTACCCTACGAAACCCTAGCGCTAATCACCCTGCGCGCACTAGGAGTACGCGACCCCGACGAAATCATAGCCGGAATGACAGACCCCACCACAGGAGAGTTCATCCCCGCCGGGGCCAACCTAGCCGACGCAATAATAGCCCAAGCAACACGCGGAGAACGGAGCGACGAATGACCGTGCACATGGCAGCCGCCGAAGCCGCACAACGCCTCAAAGACCAAACCGAACGCATGCTAGCACTCCCGGAGACTACACTAGCCACCCAATGGGCCGCAGCATGGGAAACACTAGAGGCAGCATTCGCCGACGCCATCCGGGCCGCACAAGACCCAACCACAGGGGCAGCCCCCGGGTGGCGCATCCTCCAAGCCAACCGCACCCACGAAGCCCTAGCGCACGCCCGCGAAAAACTAGAAGAACTCCTCGCCGAATACACCGGCGTAACCGCCGACATCACCATCCCCGACGCAATCAACAGCGCACTAGACGCACACGCCAGGATGGTAAAAACCCAGCTACCCCTCACCTACGCCCTATCCCACACTCTCAACACCATCTCGCCGGAAGAAATCGACTGGATGGTGCGGCGCACAACACAGCGCATCACCACCCACACCCTGCGGCTACCCGCAGAAATCGAAACCAAACTAAAACACGCCCTCATACGCGGCACCGCAACAGGGGTGAACCCAGAAGAAACAGCGCGGCAACTACTCCAACAAGTCGGCAACACCTTCAAAGGCGGGCTACCCCGCGCAACCATGATCGCCCGCACAGAAACCCACGACGCGCAACGCCACGCAACACAACAATGGGAAACACGGAACACCGACATCCTAGACGGCTGGGTATGGGTAGCAGCCCTAGACAAACGCACATGCCCCGCATGCATCGCAATGCACGGCACCACCCACCCAACCAGCGAAACCGGCCCGAACGACCACCACCGCGGACGGTGCACCCGCGTACCCAAAACCAAACCCTGGGCACAACTCGGCATCAACCAGACCGACACCGCACCAAAAATCCAAACCGGCGAAGAATGGTACAGGTCACTAACACCACAAGCGCAAGCCGACATACTAGGCGCGCAACGCGCCAACCTAATCAACACCGGGCAAATCCCATTCACCGCCCTAGCACAACGAACCACAAACCCAGGGTGGCGCGACACCATCACCCAACGCCCACTGAGCGACCTAAAACAGAAAGCCAAAAATGCCTAAAACACTCACCCGCGAATCAGCAGGCGGGCAACCAACCAGCGACCTAACCGGCGCAAAAATCGCAATCACCATCATAACCCCCGGCCAAGGCTCAAGCGGCTACTACCCGGTCGAAACCATCGCGGGCGCCGCCCACCTCTTCCCCGCCGGGACACACATGTACATCAACCACCAAACCGAAAACGAAGAATGGGAACGCCCCGAAGGCGACCTCAACCAGCTAGCCGGAGCACTAGCAACCCCCGCAACCATCAACCCAGAAACCGGGGCACTAGAAGCAACCGCAGAAATATTCGAATCACACCGGAAATTCCTAGCCGACCGCGCACACATCATCGGCGTAAGCATCAACGGAACCGCCAGCATCAACCCCGACGGCATAGTAGAAGCAATACACAGCATCCGCTCCGTAGACTTCGTAACCCGCCCAGGACGCGGAGGGCGAATCGACCAAATCCTAGAACACCAGAAGGAGTCCGAAGGCGAAATGCCAAAACCCCATGAACAGCAGAACCCCGTGGAAGAAATCACAGGCACCAACGACACCCTGGAAAACAACACCCCCGGTGAGGCCGTGGCCGGTGAAACGTCACCCGCCAGCGACGAAAACACCGCCGAGGCAGGCGCCGAAGCAGTAGAGCCGGAGCCGGGGCCGGTGGAGAATGATGGGTGCGCCGAATCGGCCCGTGAATCCGGTGTGTCCGAGGCTGAGCGGCTGGCTGGTGAGAACCGTGCCTTGCGTGAGCGCATCGCAGTGTTGGAGGGTGAGGCCCGCCGCACCGTCGTTGAGGCTATTGTTCGTGAAGAGTTCCACGGCATCAACGCACCCCACGCCGTGAAAACCCTCACAGAGGCCGGGGCGGCGGACAAGAACCTAGACCCCGAGGCGTTCCGTGAAAGCGTCCGCGCCCACGCCGCAGAATACCCGCGCGCCCCCTACGGCGCACCCGGCGTCTACGGCATCCCCGCCGGTGGTGGGGATACCGTCACCGAATCCGACATTATCGAAGCAATGAAAGGCTAAACAATCATGGCTAAAAACCTCGTCTACCCCCGCGCCGAACACATTAGCGTACCTTCACCTGCCGACGTGAAGAGCGGCGAACCCGTAGTAGTCGGCACCAACGACGCCGGGTACGCCGGTGTAGCAATCATCGACGCAGCCAACGGCGCACCCGTCACCCTAGACCTCGTAGGCTCCTGGCTGATCCCCGTCAAAGAAAAGGTGAACGCCGGTCAGCGCGTGAACGTAGGCACCGACGGTAAGCTCACCACCGGGGCAGGCAAGAAATGGGGTGTAGCCCTGGAAGGCTCCGCAGCCCCCGGCGCCGACGCCCACGTTAAGCCGCTCGGCGCATTCTAAACCACCCCCGACAAGAAGAGAGAAAACTCAT